TCCATCCCGTCGATGTTGTTGTACCAGACGTCCGCGATGTAGGTGAAACCATCGTCGAGCAAGCCCTTTACGAAGTCCCATGCGCCGATGATCTTCGCCTTGAAGTAAAGCCACACGGCCTGCATCCCGGCGATCTCGTGCGTCCAGTCGCCGGTCATCGCGGTCCATGACTTCGACAGCTCGGCTTTGACCGTGGCCCAGAGCGGCCCGACGGCCTTCGTGAACACGCTCCACGCCGCCTTCTTCTTGGCCGCGTTTCCGCTGAACGTGTCCGTCATCAGCGTCCATGCAGCCTTGAGGATTCCCCACGCCGCATCCCAGGCCTTGCCCAGGTGCCCGAACATCCCGTCCACGCTGTTCTTGACCTTCGGCACCAGCAGATAGAACGTAGCAGCAATGCCGCCGATCGCGATGATGAGGATGCCCAGCGGGCTTGTCACAGCGGCAATCACGGCGGTAATGGCAGCTCCCGCCACGCCTACCGCGGCAGTTACCAGGCCCCACGTCGCCAGCAGCACCTTGGCCACCGCCACGACCGTGCCGACTGCAATCGCCACCGCCGCGACCGTCTTGCCGTACTGCGTCCAGAGGCGAGTCATTTCGTTCCACGCTGGCCCAACCACACGCCAGACCTCGTTCCACTGCCGCGTCACTACCGCCATCGCGTCGTCCCATTTGCGCTTGACGTTGGCAGAAAAGCTGTCCCATACGCCGGTCGCAGCCTTCATCGCCTGGCCCCACGCGAGGCGCATGATCTCGGTCTTACGGTCCCACACGGAAACCATCGCGTCCCATCCAGATTCGAGCACGGCCCAGATCCGGTTCCACAGGATGATCACGTTCATCCGCAGCAGATCCCACGCCGACCACATGGCGCCGACGTTGCCGCTCCACACGGCCTGCATCAGCCCCCATGCCGCCTCGAGCGTCTGTTGCACCAGGGTCCACACACCAGGGAACTGAGAGAACGTGTCAGTAAACACGCCGGTCAAGCTCTGCGCCATCGCCAGGAAGGCGACGCCGAGCGCCGCCACGCCCAGCAGGACCAGCCCGATCGGCGAGGTGACGGCCATCCAGAAAGCACCAGCCACGATCGTGGCCGCCGCAAGGCTCACAGTGAGCGCAGTCATCAGTCCGGCCAGCGCCCCCAGCGGTACCGCCACCGTCGAGATCGCCATCCCGATTACGACCAGCGCGCCGCCGACAATGCCGATCGTAGCAGCCGCCCGAACTGCGGCGTTGATGAGATCCTTGTGCCCTGAGATCCAGTCACGAATCACGGCCAGCGCCTGCTTACCCTTGTCGATCGCGAGGCTGACATTCTCGCTCGTGGCCTCGCCGAGAACGCGCATCGTTTCCACGGCCGACTGCTTGAGCTGATCGAACGCGAAGGCCATCGTGTTAGTCATCGTCTTGTAAGCGGTCTCGGTGGAGCCCGCCCGGTCGGCCATGATCTTGATGTCCTCGGCAAACCCCTTCATGTCGTTCATCGCCGGCAGCACGCCCTTCAGAGCGTCGATGTCGGGGAACAGCTTGGCGAGCGTGTCGGGCGGCAGGCCTGCAAGAGCCTGGAACGCACCGAACAGCCCCAACGACCGCAGCGTGACCCCGTCCAGCGAGAAGCCGATCTCCTCGGCAACCTTCGTCGCCTCGATGCTCGGCTTGAGGAACGACTTGATGACGGCGTTGAGGCCAGTCATCGCCGTCGAACTCTGAACGCCGTTTCGAGTCAGCGTGGCGATGAACCCGCCGACCTCTTCCAGCGAGAGCCCGGCCGTGTGCGCCAGGCTGGCAGACTTCCCGATATCGGCGGCCATGTCGCTGAACGTCAGCTTTCCACGGTTGACCACCTGGAAGAGCCAGTCACTCACGTCGGCTGCCTTCTCGGCTCCGAGCCCGTACGAGTTCAGAACCGTTGTGATCGCGTCGACTGCCACCGCGGTATCGGAAAGCCCGGCCTTCGCCGCCTTGGCCGAGGCCGTCAAGACGCTCATGGCCTTCTCTGGCGCAATCGCCGCCGAAAGGATGTCGTACAGGCCCTTCGAGAGCGTCTCCGTGCCTTCGCCGAACTTCATCGACATGTCGGCGACGCTGTAGCCGAACCGCTCCATGACCTCCTGCGGCTTCGTCATCAGCGTGCCAACCATCGCCATCTGCTGCTGGAAGCCGGCGAAAACCTTGGAGCCGGCGATGATGGGAGTGAGCATCGAGCCGGAGAGCGCCAGCATGTCGGTGCCGACACTCGTGACCGACCGGCCAAACGCCGCCAGCTTGGCCTGGGCCGAAGCCAGTCCACGCGCCAGCAGCGCATCGTCGGCTGAAATCTCGACGAAGGCTCGACCAGCTCGCACTCCCGCGCCCACTTTACTTCTTCCTCCTTCCTTGGCCCACTACTCCCAGCGCCGCGTTGAACTCCTGGATGGTGGCCGGCTTGTCCTGCCGCTTCCTGCGCTGCCGCTCAAACGGGTTGAACTCCGAGCCTGTCCGAGCGCGCCCGTGCTTCCCTCGATTGATGTTCGCCAACGTCGCGATCAGCTCGCCTGTCCGCGTCCACTCGTCGTGCCGCCGCGCTTCCGACATGATGAGCAGCTCCCGCAGCGTCAGCGGCCCAGGGTCTACCCCGAGGATTCCGGCGTGCTCCCAGACCGCGCGCCAATTCGCTTCAGAGCCGCTTGGAAGTCGGCCGTCAGGTCGACCTCCAGTTCGCTGACCTGCTTCTCCACCGCCGCCATCATCCCGACCTCGGCCGCCTTGATCTTGCCGAGCACCAGCTTCAGTGCTCGGCGCCTCTGGGGAGGGTAGAAGTCGGTCAGCTCCTCGAGCAGCGCGGTGGTGGCCGCGTCGATGGCGTCACCGGCCAGGGCGTCCTCGAAGTCCGCCTGTGCGACGTTCAGCTCGAGGGCCCTGGGCTGGACCACCGCCCAGAGCACGTCTGCCAGCAGGATGGCGTCCGAGGCCAGCCGGGCGAAGACGCTGCTCTCGGCGGCATCCTTGCCCTTTCCTGCGGCGTCGTCGAGCAGGTCCACCTTGGCCAGGTCGCGCACGCGCTTGACCGTCGAAACCGTGACCGTGACCGGCCAATCCCGGCCACGGTTGTCCTTGAACGTCCTCATGCGGGCGCCTCGACGTTCAGAGCGCCATCCAGCGTCAGCGACACCGGGCAGGTCATCCCGTCCTCGAGCGGCTGGTCGAATCCGAATTTTGTCATGACCCAGTCACCGTAGTACCCGTACCCCGTCGCGGCGTCCGTGAACTTGAACGCGGTCGTGGTGCCGGCGAGCGCCGCTGTCTGGAGCGCGGCCTGGCTCGCGTTCGTGCCGTCCCAGAGGAGGCTGAACTCAGCGGTCGCGCCCTTGATGCCGGCCTTGACCTGCTTCCACGCCGAAGCCCGCGAGGTGCCCTCCACCGCGTTGATCTCGATGGATACGCTGACGTCCTGGATCGCCGTGATCTCCGTGGCCGCCTCGGCACCGGCAGTGCCGTAGTAGCTCTTCCCGTTCAGACCGATGTGCATGGTGTTCGCCATGTCATGCTCTCCTTAGCGTTTACCTGATAGATGATGCCCAGAAGTCTGCGAGCTTGTCCTGCCCCCGCTCGAGCGCCGGCCCCATGAACGGGCGGTCCGGGTACATGTCGCCGCGGAAGTTCCCGCCGAACTCGTGCGCAATGCCCGAGATCCCAACGACCTCAGCCGAGGGTCCGATGACGGCAACCTGGCGCGAGTTCTCGACCTCGTACCTGATGGCGCGCCGCATCGCCCCGCGTCGCGTTCGCGGCGGTTGCCCCGGCGGTGAGGCCTTCTTCGACTTGATGATGGTGGCCCGCGCCAGCCGCATCACGAACGCACCAGCGTCCGCGAGCGAGCGAATCGAGGCGAAGCGAGCGTCTGCCAGGATTCTGTCCCAGCGCTGCTGGACGATTCGAGCGCGAATCCGGATCACGCCGTCACCCGCCTCTGTGCCTTGAACAGCAGGCCCACAACCCCGGTGAACTGCCCCCAGCGGTCGAGATGCTCGTATGAGTAGGCCGGCGCGTTGACTGCCCCCACCCAGCAGATGTCGGTGTCCGGCAGAATCTCGAGTCCGGCGAAGTGATTGACAATCTCCTCGAGCAGGTCCGATAGCGGGTCGAGCAGCTCGTTGGTGTCAGCCTCCGGCTTGAGCTGCACGCCCACGTCAACCCGCAGCTCGTACCGCCGCACCCCGCGGGCCGGCGTGGTGATCGTGATCTGAGCCCCGGCCACCGTGACATGCAGCGTTCCCATGTCCTCGAGCTGGTACACCGGCCGGTACTTGCGGACAGCAGTGAACGCCAGCGAGAAGGTGCCCGCGTTGAGCGCCGTCTCAACCGCCGTAGCCGCCTCGACCAATACGTTCATGTCCTCTGCACCAGCTTCGTGTGGATTCGGAGCGCCAGCCGCCCCGGGTCCGAGTACCTGTAGTGCGGCTCCATCTGGTCCGGCGTACCGCTGCCGATCGACCCCGGTATCCGCACCTCGTAGATGTAGGTCGTGCTCCCGTCAACCTCGTGGATCTTGTCTCCGACCTCGGGGAGCCGCTGCGTTCCTCCCAGCACCAGATCCTCAGCCCTGATGAGGTAGTCTCGCGACTCCGACTGCTGGGAGATGCCGCTCTCCGAGGTGATGTCGAACGGCGTCCGGCCCACCGTGGCGCGCAGCGTCACTGACTGCGCGCCACGGTGGTAGGTGACCTCCGTCGACATGTGGTCGTGGCGCTGGCCCGCAAGCCAGGCCAGACCGTCTCGGAGGAGGTCAGTCATCAGGAGCCCTGGGGCTGCAGCCGCACATAGACGTAGGTCGCCGCCGCGGTGGCCGCGTAGGCCGCCACGCCCGCGATGATGTTCGCGCCGCCGTCCGAGCTGTCGGTGGCGAGCTGCTCCGACTCGTCGAAGTACACATGCTCGCCCTGCGTGAAAGCGTGGGCGCCGCCGGTCTTGAGCATCTTGAAGACGCCCTCGACGGCCAGAGCCCCTCGCTCGCCAGCCTCGATGCTGTGCTTGGTGATGCCGAGGACCGACCCGATGACGACGCCGACGCCAACGGCCACGGCAGAAACCGGGGTGTAGTCCAGAACGCCGCTCTCCTGGTAGAACTCGATCATTTCGATTGCTCCTTGCTGGTCGCGTTATTGCGCGGGGCCCGGCCACTCTCGACCGGAGCCCCGCTACTTGTTCAGTCCGTCAGGCTCAGGCCGCCGCGCCCTTGTTCTTGACGCCAGCCCGATGCTCGGTCTTGGCAACGCCCACGTCGAAGAAGCCGCGAGCCTGGATTCCGAGGCTGTTGAAGTCGGCCTCGGCGGTCTCCACGGTGGGCGTTTCGACCCCGTTGAGGAACACGACTTCCATCGTGGCCAGGTCCGCCGGGTTCGCCAGCAGGTAGAACGCCGTCGTGCTGTAGCCCGGGATGGTGCTGTCCGACAGGTCGCTCGAGACGACCGGCTCGAACTTGCCAGACCACGGGTTGAAGGTCGGGTACTTCGTGCTCGCCGTCGTGTCCCGAATTTCGGTGCTGTTCTTGAGCTGAAGCGCCGTGACCTCCAGCTCGGGCGGGAACAGCAGGATCGCCGGCGAGATGCCGAGCTTCTGTCCGTCCGGGTCCACCTGCTGGCGGAACTTCAGGAACGTGGCGGACAGACCGTCGACGCCCATGACGTTGTTCGCGCCGGTCACATAGTTGTTGTGATCCGTCGAGAAGAACTGGAACCCGTCGCCGCCGACTGCGGTGCTCAGGAACTCGGTCCAGAACAGCTCCTTGAGCGCGATCGCGGCGCCGCGACCCAGCCGGGCCGGAGCGTCGGTCAGCGCCTTGACGCTGTCGTTGATGATGTCCTCGCGGGTGATCGAGAGCATGCGGGCGTAGGTCCGCGCGCGGTTCGTGTAGCTCTCGTCGGCCAGCGTGCCGTGCTTGATCATGCCGTCCGAGCCGACCTGCAGGAACTTGAGGGCCCCGGTCAGCCGGACGCCCGTGACGGTCTTGAGGTCCGTCACGTTGCTCTTGGTGCAGATGCGCTCCCAGGACTTCTCGACCCCGTTGAACGCGGTCAGCAGCCGCATGTTGGCCGTGTTCGAGAGCACGGTCCCGATGTTCAGCGTGGAGAAGCCGGCCTCGATGCGAGTCGGGAACGCGTAGTGCAGGACTTCGGAGAGGTTGCCGGCGGTGATGCGGTACTCGTGGCCGTTGTAGCCGTTGAGTCTGGCGGTCTCCAGCAGCGCGGCCTGGATGCCGAAGCTGGTCCCGAACTGCTTGCGCGCGGCCTTGAGCGTCTTCTCGTCGAAGCGGGCCTCGAGATTCGGAACGCCCATCGCGCTCGAGAACGCGGCCTCGATCAGGTTGCCGCGGTCGGCGCTGGTGTTCGCTGTGTTGATGCCGGACGGGCGACCAGCTCGCATCGCCTTCAGGACGCTGGCCCGGACGTCGTCGACCGTGGTCTCGGACGCCATCGCGGCGGCCTCGATCTCCGGGTACTCACCCGCGCAAACCGCGCGGATGCCGGCAACGCGCTCGCGCTCGGCCTTCACGACCAGGGCCGCGGCTGCGGCGATGTCGGGCTGCTCGGAGCGGGCCTCGATCTTGTTCTCGACGCGAGGCGCCAGGACCGGCGCGCTGGCCTTGATCTCGGCATCGTACTGGGCCTGAAGAACCGTCAGCTCTTCGGCCGTCTTCTCGGAGGCGTCGATGCCCTTTGCCTCCAGCCACTGCTTGAACCTCATCGATCTGCCTCCGGCCGAAGCCGCTATATGACACGCGTGGACTTTCAAACTGGACCCGGCGTCCGCGCCGACCGGGATAACCGTCACCTCGTTCAGAATCGACTTGCTGACCAGATCGAACGGGCCTTCGTGAACGGCACCGTTGACCTTGCGACTCTCGCCGGCCTTCACTTCCTCGATCTTGAGTGCGGTGATTCCGACCGAGAGCTGCCACTTCCCGTTCTTCCCCTGGACCCTGATCGCCTTCGCTGCATCGGTGGGCGCGTCGATCTGCCCGTCAACGAAGATCGAGCCGTCGATGTGCTGTGAAGCCACGTCCCCGAGCTTGAACTCAGGGAGGTTCCGATGACCGGACAGAAGCGGGACCGACTTCGGCCGCTTCATCCCTGCAGAGTTGAACACCATCGGCCATCCGATGTTGCCGGGTACGACCTTCGCCCCCGTGTACGCCTCGCCCGTGACGCGGGCAACGTCGCCGTTGTCAGCAGTGGCAGAGGCCAGGATCATCATGCCACCCATCAGTGGACCGCCTCCTCTGGAATCTCTTCGTCGGGGTCAATGGGAGGCGTCGCGCCCGGGGCCGGCTTCGGAACGGCAGGAGTGACCGGCAGCAGGTTCCTGGCCGCGAGCTTCTCGCGCTCGATGCCGCGCTGTTCGATGACCTGCTCCCAGTCCTCCCCTTGAGCCGCGCACTCGCGCTTCAGCGTCGTAACGCCAGAGTCGATCCTGATCTGCTGCGCGGTCGCTTCTTTCACCGGGTCA